TTGGATGCAACAGGGCTGGCAGTAAGACGCGGCAAGCCGCGCGTAGGCCGCATGGTCACTCAGGGTCATTTGCGTCATTGCAATCGCGCGTCAAAATCCATCAAAGGACGCTGTTACTCCAATAACGGACAAGATGGTGCTATGCAGCAAAACGCCGCAATGTCCCAATCCACTAAATCGCTCTCGCTATAACCTGTTGTCGTGCGCCTCGCCGGGCGTGAGACCGAACTGTACAGCTACTCGGTCGGCTCGGTAACAACCCCGCACTCGCCTTCGATCATGGGCTCTGGCGCGGAAATGGCGCGCTCCGGCTCCGTGGGCATGAAGCGATTGCCGCTAACCTGGGTCATCAGGGACGCAAGGCGCGGCCCGATATCATTGACCACATCCTCCTCGTCCAGGAACTCGGCGCGGCATCGGTTGATGAGCCAGAACTTTCCCGCGCTCACATCGGCAGGAACATGCTGAGTGATATTGGTCCTGATGACCCGGCCTCCGGCCTGAAACAACTTCTCGGCCTTGTAGTCGTAACCAGCGGCGCGCTGAAAGAACGACTGCTTGATCCGCTCGTCCGCGTGGGATTTTCCAACCCTACAGGACTCGATGAACTCAACGTGGGCGCTCTGCCATTGCCAGATAGTGCTGAGAGCTACCTCGAAGGCGATGGCAAGGTCTGCGTTGGTCGCGCCCAGCTCGCAGAGCTTCTTGGCGGCGGCGGCAAATATAGGCTTGTATTTGGTTACAGGCGTTCCGCCCTTATTGCCCTTGGCGTTCTTGTTGCCCTTCGGTGCTCCGGCCATGCGTCATGCGTAACCGTCCTGGTTACGATTGGAATGCGCAGCGGGGTATTAATCCCCCGACATCGGTATTTTTCCCCGGTTGGTTACGGCGCGCGATCACATGCGCCGGGCAATCGTGAACTCAATGGACACTCAATGGCGCTCACGTTTCCGGCTTTGATGACACATGTGACACGTACTTGCATTTGGACCGTTCACTTGCGCGCAACGTCGATAGTCCGATCTCGTGTCACATGTGTCATCGATCGGCGCGCACGGTCATTTGGGCTCGGGTTGTTTCCCTTGAAACAAATGCGCTGGCTTTTCGGCCTCGGCTCGGCAATGGTTACGCTGTCGTGTGCTGCTCCCCGTGTCCTGGGTGATGGTTGCGGCAATTTGTCGACCTTTATCGTCCTGATGCGCGGCGACGGCGAAAATCCCTCAGTCCGCTACGATGATGATTATGCGTCTCAAGAAGCCCCGCGAAGATTCGCGAATGATCGCGAAGCCTCGCGAAAGCTCGCGAAGCGCCCCCCCAACGAGATCTCCGTAAAATTGCTAGCGCCGTGCTGAGCAATGCTAGCGCATCGCTAGCGTCCGGATAGCGTGACGCCGCCAGGGGCGCCCATCGTCCCGAATAACGCTCGGACGACACAATCATTGTGTTCCCTCCGTGCCAATGATGGTGAGACATCGGAGTCCCGAAAGTTTAGCCTCACATGGGCGTAGGACAGAACCTCAGAAAAGGGGACTGTCTTGCGTGTCTCTTGTCCAGATAACGCCGCCATTTCGCACCAGTGGTTACGGGTTGTTACGGCACCGTTACGGCAGCCTCCGCGTAACCGTGTCCTTCGGTGCGAAAGGTTTGGTTACGGCTCATCAGACGCCGGATGGTTAGGCGGCAAAGAATTGCAGGCCGCTTGACGTATGCCCACGCTCGCAGATCACTCGACCACGGAGATTTGACGTCTCGGGGGCCTTATCGTTTCCACGCGACGACGCGCGGTAGCGTAACCACCACGACCAAATCGCCAGAATATTCCCGTGAAACGTTCCAGCCATTGGTTGCGCGCCGGCACCCTGTGGAAGAAGGCACAATTCTGGGGAATTGGAAAATCTTAACCGCCTAATCCCTGCGCCGATGGCTACACCAAGCTCATGGCACCACGAGGCAACAAGAACGCGAAGGGCAACAGAGGTGGCAAAGGCGCACCGATGGGCAGCAAGCGCGCGAAAGGCAACAAGGGCGGCAACGGCCAGGAGCCGAAGTACCGTCCCGAGTATTGCCTGATCGCCAAAATGCTTTGTGAGAAGGGTGCGACCAACGCCGAACTGACAATCGCCTTCGGAATTTCCCGGTCAACATTCTTCCTGTGGCGGGCCACTGAGTCTAAGTTCGCCGAGTCCGTCCTACGGGGGAAGGAGAGCTACGACACCCGCGTTGTCGATAGCGTGGCCGAGCGCGCCATTGGTTACGATTACATCGCTGATAAGATAATGCAGTACGAAGGCGCCATTATCCGCGCCAAGCATTCCGTCCATGTTCCCGCTGATGTGGGAGCCGCCAAGTTCTGGCTCGCATGTCGTCAGCCGGCGGAGTGGTCCGAGTCCAACAGACTTAATCTCGGCGTCGAGGAAGGCACGCCGTTATCGCGGCTGTTCGACGCCATCTGCGGCAACAAGATCATGCCCGCCGGCCACTACGACCAACTGCCCGCGCCAAATGTGATTGAGCATGAGGACGAGGCCGTCGAGGTCGAGGTAGGCCGCCTACGCCGTGGAGATGCCACCTGACGTGGCGGATGAAGATCAAAGAAGGCCGGAGCCAGCGTGGTCCTTAAAAAGCTCCTGGTCGCGAACGTAACCGGCCAGAGTATCGGTAGATCGATGGCGGCTCGTGGCCATCATCTTGAACAGTGACGCGCCGCGCTTTGCGGCGCTGGTCAAGAAGCCGGCGCGTAATGAATGACCCGAGAAAAGCACCGGGTCCAAACCGACCCGCTTGGCGTGCGCTTTGACGATGTTGGCGACAGATCGGTCAGTGAGGCGGTTAGCCTGTACATGGCCGCCGCGGCGGATAGGTCGGAAGAGGGGGCCTTCCGTGATCTCAGCGGCTTCCAGCCACGCTCGGAGGGCCGCCACCGGGCACGCCACCTCGCCGGGCACGATTGCAATGACGGCGCCGCGTCCCTCCTGATCGGTTTTGCCGCGGCGGATGGTTACGCGTAACCCTTCGGGCACTTCTTCCACGTCGGCGACATTCAAAGCCACGAGCTCTGACCGGCGTAACGCTCCGGCGAACCCGAGCAGCAGAAGGGTACGATCGCGGAGTGCTGTGATGGTCCCATCCGGGCGAGGGGCCATAGCAATTACGCGGTCAGCCGTTGCGGGTGTGACTCGCGTGGGAGCGGCGCCATGCGTGCGCCGGATGCCGCGGACGACGGCCTTCACCCGCTCGTCGAGCGTCGGAGAGGGATGCCCGCCGATGCCGTGAACGTAACGGATCGCTGCGCAGCGTCGCCCGATGGTCGACGGTTTGACGCCGCGACTTGCTTCGGACGCCAAATAGGCCGCGACTGACTCAGCCGATGCTGGCAGCACCGAGAGGCCTCGGTCCTGGCACCAGAGGCCGAAAAGCGCAAAGTCGCTCCAATAGGCCTTTCTGGTGGCCGGGGCCTTTTCGGCGCGGGCGTAGTCGGCGGCCCGATCTAGGTCCTGGCCAATGTCTTCAGCGGGGAGAGCCGCGCCGTCGATGATCGCAACTGATTTCGTGTCCAAGTTTTTGCCCCCAACAATAGCTTCCGAGAATAACGGTTATCGGAAGCTATCATTAATCGGTAGTTGTGGCCAGCTGATAGCGGGAGCGAAGCGTCTCCTCCAATCAGAAGAAAAATGTCCGATGTCGTCCGAAAGCCGCTCGTGCGCGCGCAGTGGATTAGGCGCGGGCTTCAGGCCTGCTGCGGCGGCGGTGGTGGCGATGTGGTCGATCCTGCCGGCGGCAGCGCCGCTTCCGGTGGCCAAGGCTTTCCGGACATGATGTCCGGATGCCGTGGATCATTGGCCGCTATCCGGTGGCGATCGCGCAGCCTGTCGACGGCTGATAGGCAGTTAGCGGCCAAAGCCGCCTCCGCAGCACTTGCCTACAAAAGCTCGAACAGGACCTTTCGGATCGCGCCTACTGAGACTGGGTTGACGTGATAAGCGTTTGACCCCTCCCGGAGGGGGACGTGGTCCACGGTGACTGACTCGACAGCCGCTGCCATGCGCTGGTCGAACGGCTTACTGGAAGCGGCGTATTTCTTGATCATTGTCACAAGGTCGGCAGCGCCGCCGACTTCACCGAACAGGTGCTCGAACATCGCGCTCGTCCGGCTATCGGGGGCGGCCTCATACCTTGACTGAATCGCCGGCCTAAGTTCTAGAAATTCGCTGACATATTTGGCCAGTTCGCGTCCAACGTGCCATCCGTCGGCGGCATGAGACCCGCGCCCGCAAGCTAGTGAAGCCAGCCACCCAAAAACGAGCAGTTACCCCGGTACGCCGTCCAAACAGCGAGCTTCGTAGCCGCGAACACCTCACTGAGGTCGAGGTTGAAAAGCTAATTGAGGCCGCAAATGGCAATCGACACGGCCACCGGGATGCCACCATGCTGTTGGTTGCCTATCGGCACGGCTTACGAGCGTCCGAGATCTGCGACCTGCGATGGGAGCAATTCGATTTCAATTCGGCCACGCTGCATGTCCGGAGAGTGAAGAACGGAAAACCAAGTACGCACCCCCTCCGCGGCGATGAATTGCGAGCGGTGCGCAAGCTCCAGCGGGAAACCCCAAAGTCACCGTTTGTGTTCATGAGCGAACGCGGCGGCCCCTTCACCACTGACAGCTTTAATTGGATGGTAAAACGCGCGGGGCAAAAAGCAGACTTTCCGTTCCAGGTTCACGCTCACATGCTGCGCCACGCCACCGGCTACAAGCTGGCGGGTGATGGTCACGATACTCGCTCGATACAAGACTACCTCGGGCACAAAAACATACAGCATACGGTAAGGTACACCGAGCTTTCACCAACGCGATTTAAAGGGTTTTGGCGTGACTAGGGCATCGGATTCTTTCGATCGCCAAATGCAGCCGTAAGTGGAGCCTGTGAGCGAGACAACTTGCTCAAAATACCGTCCTCGATATACTGCAAATGCAGGGGCGGCATGATTGAAATAGATCCACAAGATCGATTACTGCATTCCAGCGGACCTAGACGATCAATCAGCGCGGCCATCGCGCTGATTGTGGCCACCGTGGCGATTCTTGGCGTTGGTATTATTTATGGCTCTTCGCGTTTCTAGTGGGTGAAATTGGATGGCATAATGTCAGAAATGCCTGCGGCACAGGGTTTTCTACCGCTT